ATCATTGTAAAAATCTCCGTCGTTCATCAACATTCCCCCTCCATTCATCCGTACAGGCTCTCCCATTAACCTCGCAAGACCTTCTCGCTTGTTGTTGTAATCAGACGGATTCAGAGAAATTAACCCGCCACCGGCAGCAAACATTGGTATAGCCCCATATCCTGTAGGCGCATATATTGGGTCACGCGGCTTAAAGCCCCTCTCAGGCCATCCATAGTCGTAGACAATTTGGCGCATAGCCCTTTCATAGTCTTCTTCAGATTCAGCTAAAGAAGCCTCCCTGTCTGCATCAAGACCTGCTTGTGTTTTTTCCAGATCTTCCAGCGCATCCAATCTGCCTAATTCAGCGCCAGCAGCACTAGAAAGAATAAGATTACCAGCTACATCTTTACTAAAATCAAGTTCTCCGGCTCTGCTCCAATCAATGCGACCATCTCTTGTAAAACCTCGACCAAGAAGCCCCAAAGTTTCATCAGCACCAGCAGCACCAGCACCAGCAGCACCAGCACCAGCAGCACCAGCAGTGCCAGCAGCACCAGTCCCAAAAACATTAGATCCCAGAGTTGAATCAACGCCCGCGATTAATGCGTCTGACGGATTTGCCGTTTCGGTTAAGATATCGCCCATGAGGTCTTCCGGTATAGCGGTAACAGTATCAGCCGTAACGTCAGTCAGAGCAGCAGTAGCATCAGTCGCATCAGGCAGAACACCAGTTACATCAACATCAACGGAAGACGGAATGGCATCAAGAATCTTGCCCATACCGAAGCTAGTTAGCCCTCCGAGAATCCCCTTCCCCAGGTCTCCTGTTTTCGCCCAAGTAAGAGCACCGCTTAACAAAGCACTACCTCCTGCCCCCAACCCTAACCAACTGCCCAATAACGGCGCAAGGAAAGGCAGAAACGCCTCCTGCTGACCTGTCACTGGATTGGTGGTTAACCTTCCGGTCGGAGAGAGCGCAGCAATACCCTGAACCTCTATCGGGTTCATGTGTACCAGCATGGAATCGCCGTAGCGTCCATATTGAGCCAAGTTGTCAGCAGTTCCCTGCAAAGGAGGTGCATAATTATTCATAATTAATTCCTACTTGGTTTCAACACCAAATAAAGTAAAAGTCATGTCCACTGCGCTCGCATAAGTCTTGACAACATCTGCCTGCCCCAGACAAATGCCAATAACTGCTGTAAATGTCGTATTTGCTGCAACAGACTTATCATAATAAAGAAACTGTTTGTCATTGTCCGCAGCCCCGGCAACATTAACCCGAAGTCTGAATGTAATCGCGCTTCCTGTCCTGTTACAGGCCAGGAACGAACTAACCGTAGTCTGCGTAAGGTCTGGAACCGTGTACAGAGTCTCCTGCGTTGTAGCCGCACAATCCAACTGACCGAGGACTTTAATGATGTCACTCACGATCCCCCCGCGCCCATCAGCAAGAACTGGAATCTGCGCATTGCCAGGCTACCGTCCTTGTCACCCTGAGTCTTTGCCAGAACCACATCGTTCTTGACGTCCTGAAATGACTGCTCAATCGTCAGGCGTGTTGTTGCCTCGTTATGTGACTCATACTCCTCGGGTGCTACCGGCAACGGAATGACTCTGCTCTGCGCCATTATCTTCTCCCGTCCGGCCTCATATCGAAGCGTAAGTCGCCTAACCGCCAGCCATAACCACTTTCACTGCTTTCAATGCGGAAAGCAGAGGAACGGGTTCTGGCCCTTAAAAATGCCTGTTTTGTCGAGGAAGTCACTGTCGATGTCGATAAGGTAGTGGAATCTTCCAGAGGAAAATCCTTGCCCTTCACAATAACACTCATCGAGGCGCTGCCTGTATCTCCATTGAACGTAAAATCAGGAATCAGCTTGCTCAACAGCATGTACCGCTCGCCATCACCCATCTCTACATCGCCCGATTCAATATAGGCAGTCATGGCCGAGCCATCGTCATCATGCCCTCGCTCCTGTATATAGAGATAATTGTTATCAGAACTCGTAATAACCGAGGTAGCGACCGGGTAGTTCTTGCTGTTAGCCTCAATCCAGGCACCTCTTACCATCGTGCCAATCGTCCAAAGCTGTTCCATGTAGTTGTAAGTTACATAATTCGTGTTGTCTGTTTCGCCAGAACCTATTGGATAAAACCAAGTCACTTCATTGTGGTCTGCATTGGTAGAGGAAAAAACCTTAAAAGACTGGTCGATATTGATATTGCTGAATACATGGTCAAGCACAGAACACGGGATTCTCTGTACAGAACCGTTATAAACATAAAACCCACCACGATCCATGAAGTAAACGGCCCCGCCTGCGTTTATCGCAGCTTTAGGCGAAATCATGGAAATGCCCTCGTTAACGACACTAAACTGGAAAATGAAGGGAGAACCAATAAATCTCATGGAATGAATACCGGCATCAGTCCAGATCAGTATTTCCTGTCTTGTCTTTAACGCCCCGATAATCGTAGAGCCTGTGCTGAGAGTTACGCCACCAGCACTGTTAATCGCTGTTGGAGTCCAGTCTGCGGCAGACTCGCTGTCGCTCCACCTGACATGAAGCGGATCAATGGTTGATGAACCAATCGGGTTTACTCCAAAACAGATAACGTGCTTGTCTACATCCGACATCATTACCTGTAATGCTATTGTTGGCGCGTTAGAGGCTCCTGAAACGGCAGATAACGCAGTGGCCCTGGTTGATGTTCCGGCACTCTCATCCCAGTAGTACACGCCACCAGCGCGTACATTGAAAACTAAGTCATCGCCAAAGACATCCTGACTATACAAACGCAACTGACCAGCAGCAGAAAGACTGCTCGCACTACCAAAGGTACTTGCGCCCCATTTATCAGAACCCCACCCGACACCCTGAACGTAGTTAGTCAGCCCGGTATTGATCTGGTATGCCCCTACGACAGAAGAACCGCCATCCCCTGAATCACTGCTATTGGCAAGAACCTCATCACCATCAGTATCTTTGGCCTCTATGGTATAAACATTGGCGCTAGTAACGCTGGCAATCTGGTATTCCTGATCGAGCACCGTTGCGGTGATATTCCCACCAAGACTATCCGACCCTGAGAACGTGACAAAATCGTTTTTTTCCGCTCCATGACTTGTATCGGTGACGGTTATCGTAGCGTCATCATTGGCAACTTTGGCAAAGGTGACATCACCGGCACTGGTCGTCGCTCTTATAGGCGTTACATCGTAAAAAGATGACCCCTCGTTAACGTAAAACTTGAGATGGGTTCCAAGGCCAATGTAAGCAATTCCATCAATGGCTACCCAGTCCTCCAGAGACCGACATACGCCAAGAAAAGAATTAGAACTATATTTTTCCCAGCCGCCTATCTTTTCTGGCCTGCCCTTCCTGAACCGAACCTTATCAGCGTCATACCAGCCAGCATCAGCACTGTACTCAGTACCTTCTCTGTTTATTCCTGGCTGAAACTGTAGTTTGGTTAACGGCATAGTTATCTCACATAGGGATTGAAGTGCATTCTTGGAGGCATATAAGACGGGTAGCTTGAAAGCAAAGAACCTATTCCTCTCGGCACTCCATAACCCTGGTTAAAACCCCCGCCAAATGAACCGCCATACGGAGAAGGAGGCATATACGGAGAAGGTTGATATCCGCCGAATCCTCCGCCAAATCCTCTGCCAAATCCTCTGCCAAATCCTCCGCCATGCGGCTGCGGTCTCATCCCTTTGCCCGGACTGCCATAAGAAGAAAACGGCATCGGTTGCATTATCTGAGGAGGAGCAACCGGACGAAGAGGCGAAGGACGAGGAGTAGCGGGCCGGATCTGATCACGCATACGTTCACTAAGTGAATCATGAACCGGACGCATTAACTGCTGTGTTACATCTAATTCTGCCCCCGGCTGCGGAGCAAGAGGCTGCGGCGCTACAATCGCGCCTGCCTGTGCTTTGTTCAAATCTTCTCTCGCGCGCAAAAATGCCATTTTGTCGCGAGGGCTGCCGGGCAGGTTTCGATATTCCTGATCTTCACGTTGGCTTTTTTCCCGAGCCAAATCTGAGAAAAGGCTGTCGATGGAGCGATCACGCAGGGTAGGAACAGGGTCTCCCGGCCTCCACATTTCCATCGACTGTAACTTGCTTTTGACATTCCTCCCTCCGGCCTGTCGCCACTCGTCGTCGCTTATGCCTTCGGCTTCGCCCTGTTGCTCCCAGCGAATGCGAGCCTCCTCTAAATCTGTTTTGCCAGTCCATGCTGGAAGAGGCGCAGGGAAACCTCTCCGACGACTATCTTCCCGACGATTATCAGGAGGCTGGGCCATCGGAGGCTGGGCCATCGGAGGCTGGGCCATCGGCGCTCTGCCCTTGCCAGGGCCGCTTGGGTATCCTCCACCGAACTGAGGCTGCTGGTACCCACCAAATCCTCCACCGAACTGAGGCTGCTGGTAACCACCAAATCCTCCACCATATGGCGGTTGCTGCTGTGCTGGCGGTTGACCAAAAGGCGCTCTGCCCTTGCCGGGACCGGCAGGGTATCCCCCGCCGTACTGAGGCTGCTCATAGCCCCCCTGTCCACCAATTCTTCCGCCCATGCCCATAAAAATATCCCTAGTACGACCCGGTACGGATCATTTGGGTCAGTTCTTTCGCCCTGTTACCCACCTGACCAGACCAACTGGAATCCATGAACTGATCGGCTGCTTCATTCCAGTCCCCGGAAGCCATGCCTGCAAGCGCCTTCTTGAACGCTCTCAGGCGCGTCTGACCGAGATTAAAGCTGATATCAATTAGTGCGTCCTGCCTGACCGAATCAAGACCCGCAAACCAGTCATATTCAGAGTCAAGCTCTGAAACAACGCGGTCAATATCATTCTGAAGAAGGTAGTCCACCTCATCATCTGACAAGCCTATCCCGCCTTCAGGGTCTACATTCCTGCCAACCCCGACCGTAATCTTTGATGCACTGCATTTATAAGCGTGTGTTTCCACACCCTCATGCACCTTCAGCATTTCAACCAGTTTTTCTCGCATTATTTCCTCTTGAAACCCAAGCCTCGTCCTGTTCTGTTTCGGGATCATCAGCGATATACCGGCCTTTCCCGTCCCTTGCCCTGACCATCTCGTCAGGAAGCTCAGAAGTGGCTCCCACGCCAATAGGAACCGACTCACTGACAGGCTCTGTATCTTTGGAAAAAAAACCTAACAATCGACTGAAAAAATTCATTTCTGCTTCGCCTTTCCTATATTCAAAGCCAGCAAATCAACCAGCTTGTAGAGTTTGCCGATCCACACATCATCCTTCGGTGTCGGCGTCGATGCCGCAACAAGGCTCGCAACAGTAACAATCATCGTCAATACGCTGATTGTTGTCATTATCGTACCCATATATACCCCCTAATTGACTTCTTCGGTTTGTTTTGCAATCTGATCGGTGATGTCCCATACGTTCAGGTTCGACGCGATTGTCCTGCGCTCGCCCTCACCCTTGAACGGATAAACCATGTGCTGCAACCATGACGGGAACATATAGAGCTTGCCAACCTGGGGCTGCAATGCCGTGGACTGCGGTGGCCGTAACCGCTCCACATCCATAAGCGAGTTTCTGCCATACTGAAACGCCAGATAGCCGTCACAAGCCCCACTGGAATTGTAGAGACTGTAATTCGGCGTACCTGCGGTGGGCTGATCCAGTATCTGCTGCGGAACTTTAGTCCAGCAGGTTACTGAAATACCCATAATCGTTTTAGTGCCGTGGTCATGGATAGGATTGTAGTCACCCTCAAAGCTGTGGACTGACCACAACTCATCAACCTCGACCTTGCGTGTTCCTGTCAAAATGTTTGCAGTCTGCTGGCTGAAGTGCTTGATATACTCAATACCAAGGCCACAGATTAAATCAGAAAACTCCTTTAACTCAGGAGCTTCATGGTTCATCGTCAGTTGCTGACCATGCTGAATCTGGCCTACCAGAGTCCCCGCATGAGAGCGACGATCCTCACTTTCAAGAAGTTCATCCAGATAACCATTGAGACCATCAACCATTTCTGAAGGCAGATCGGTTTCCAGCATAAATGCCGCAGGCAGGGTCCAGTTCTGAAATTGAATCTCTGGCATTAGCTTGGAATCGTGTAGTTGTTATCAGGAACAGGATTCGCCGGTGGGCTGGTAATCACGCTGTCCACCTGACTGGCAAACACCGCGTCCCAATGACTGGTAGGGCAAAGCGCCTCTAGCTCGGATTTAGACCAGCTACCTTTAGCCTTCTTAGCAAAGACCGTAACGCCGTCACTATCTACATTATTAACGTTTGTAGAAAACGTGCTGGTGTAATACGTCGAATCGCCTTCGCTATCGTTCTCATACGTCATTTCCAAGTCCCACTTTTCCACCTTGCTGGACTTAAGATGAGGCACCGCCTTGGTCAGAGCTTTAGTTACTGCCATTAGTTTTGCTCCTTCTTGAGTTTTTCAATTTCAGCAGAGAGTTCTTGAACAGCATTTACCAGCATAGGTACAAATTTGTTGTATTTAAGCCCATACATTTTTCCATCATTACTGAGACTGGAAATTAAATTACTTTTTTCTTCGACGCTAAATCCGTAATTTTTTTCCAATTCATTTACATCTTGAGCAAGAAATCCTACATCGAGTTGCTCACTCTTATATTTTCCATCAGGAGTAATGTCTTGATCCTTACTATAGTGACTACGCTTATCCCAGCGATAAGTGACAGGCTTCAGTTGGTTGACAAAACTTAATCCAGAATTTAACTCTGAAATATCTGTTTTATCTCTGCCATCAGATGCAACTGTCCAATCTACCTGAATATGTGCATGAGTGATGTTTTCATCACCAAGACAAATTTGGTTGTCTCCTGTAGTAACAGCACCGCCCGGAGAGCTTGCAATTCCTGCATCCTTACCCAAGCAAAGATTATTATCACCTGTGGTGATCGCTGCTCCTGAACTTTTGCCAACGGCTGTGTTCGAGGCTCCCGTTTCGTTAGAACCCATTGAGCTTTTTCCGACTGATGTGTTGTAGTTTGCGGTCGTATTTGCTGACAATGCACCATATCCAATAGCAACATTCTCGGCTCCGGTTGTATTGGCATCTAGGGCTTCAGCACCGACCGCTGAGTTCTCTGCTCCGTCAATGTTGGCTTTTAGTGCATCTTTACCTATGGCAGTATTGCTGCCTGCTGTTGTGTTGGCTTCTAAGGCGTTTTTGCCAATTCCAACATTGTTATCACCAGTCGTGTTGGCCTTTAAAGAAGACTCGCCCAGAGCCGAATTTCCTGCGCCAGTTGTGTTGGCTATTGCGGAGTTATAACCAACTGCCGTGTTGTTATTTGCGGTTGTATTTGCAGTTAGAGCCTGATAACCCACAGCAACATTATTGGCCCCAGTGGTATTGGCATCCATTGAGTCTTCGCCAATACTGATGTTGTATGAAGCAGTGGTGTTCGACAGAAGAGCATCTTTGCCTACCGCAATATTATAACTGCCGGTGGTATTTGCGGCTAAAGCACTTTTGCCTACCGCAGTATTCGATGCTCCGGTAGAATTAACCAGCAAAGCACTGGCACCCACGGCAGTGTTATGATCGGCTGTTGTCGTAGCCCCACCAGAATTGTCCCCGACAAAAGTATTATTACTTCCCGTTGTAACAGCATCCCCGGCTGCATAGCCCACGGCTGTATTGTCTGTGCCAGAGCTATTAGCCGTTAAAGCTAATGTTCCCACCGCAGTATTATCGGCTGCGGTGGTTGCTACCAGTAGAGCACCAGAACCCACCGCGACGTTGTTTCCGCCCGTTGTTATGGCTCCCCCCGCGTTGTCACCTACTAAAGTGTTGTCTGCCCCTGTTGTGACTGCATCGCCTGAAGCGTTACCGACCAAGGTGTTCTCGGTTCCTGTGCTAACAGCCACGCCTGACTGATACCCCACAGCCGTATTGTTATTACCCGTGGCAACCTTCAGTGCCTCAAATCCAATCGCAGTACCAGTAGTACCTGTGGACATTGTTAGCAATGCGGAAGACCCCACCGCTGTATGGCCCGATGCAGTAGACACTGCGCCACCTGCATTGTCTCCGACAAAAGTATTATCTGCTCCAGTAGTGACCGCATCGCCTGCGGCATTACCCACTATCGTATTCTCAGTTCCCGTACTTACGGCAACTCCCGCCTGATAACCTACTGCGCTGTTATTGTTTCCTGTTGCTACTTTTAGTGCTTCAAATCCGACTGCCGTTCCAGTAGTTCCAGTAGACATGGTAAGCAAAGCAGAAGAACCTACTGCGGTATGGCCTGAAGCTGTAGTAACTGCTCCCCCGGCATTGTCACCGACAAAGGTATTGTCACTTCCGGTAGTTACAGCGTCACCTGCTGCGTACCCCACTGCGGTGTTGTCTGTACCAGAGGAATTTGCTTTAAGTGTGTCAGTTCCCACTGCCGTATTATCAGCAGCAGTCGTGGCTACAAGCAGTGCCGAAGAACCAATTGCAACACTATTACTGCCAGTGGTTAATGCCCCTGCCGCGTTGTCTCCGACAGCGGTGTTGTCGGAACCCGTAGTCACTGCGTCAAGCGAGGCTTCACCTATGGCTACGTTATCCGTTCCGGTCGTTAAAGCTGTACCTAAATTGCCAGAACCCAGTCCTACGTTACCCGTGCCGCCCGTCATGTCCAAGACATCAGTAACTGCGGCTCCTGCACCTGCGCCATCACAAACGACCATCTTGATCCCGCCATTGGGAATCACGACGTTAGCGCCTGTGCCTTGAGAGATCGTTACCTGGTATCCGGCACTGTTCTGGATAATCCAGGTCTTGTTGACTGTATTAGGAGCCAGGGTAACTGTGTTAGTGGCGGTAGTAGAGCCTGTCAGCGTCAGGGCATAGGCTCTTGCAGCATCGGAAGCGCCATCAGCCATCGTGATGGTGTGCGTCGTGCCGGTAATTCCCTCTGAACCACTGCCCCATGCTTCCGCAATTAACTCAAGATTCGTGTTCGTGCTTGTACCCCAGGTTCCTGATTCGTCACCAGTAGCGATTTCTTTCAGCCTGAGATCATTTACATAAGTTGCCATTTAAGCTACCTCTTTCCATTCAGGAGTCTGGTCGGCATCCACCGAACTCCAGCCAGGCGTTTGTGAATTTGATACAGATGACCATGACGCATCCTGTGTTGTCGATACGTCGGTCCAATTAGGTGTCTGGGTATCGCTGACAGCACTCCAGCTTGCTGTCTGGTCTGTATCAACAAGTCCCCATATATTGACCCCGGAAGTTGTTGCCTCAACACTGTTACCGCTTGGCGTAACCACCGCATCTGAATTAACGCTGACACTTCCAGCAAGCGCCTGAGATTCAGGGCTGGTAACTTCAATAACATTGCTGGTAGAAATACTAATGCTTCCAACAGATGCAGTAGCACCCGGACCAGTAACGCTGACACCCGCAGCAGCAGAAATACTGACGCTGCCAACACTTGCTGTAGCGGAATTTCCTGATGCCGAGACTCCTGCTGAAGCCGAGGGAGTAACGCTGCCGACAGACGCTGTAGATGCTGGCGCAGTAACCGATACGTTGGCAATGCCTGCAACCGTGACAGATGCAGTCGATGCAGTAACCGAGTTACCGCTTGCGCTAACCGAGGCTGCTGCTGCAACCGTGACAGACGAGGTTGATACTGTGGCTGAGTTGCCTGTGACTGATACGCCAGCGGCAGCAGCGACAGAAACGGAGCCAACAGACGCTGTTGATCCCGGCAATGCCTCTTCTGCATCACCCCAGGTACTTTCGCCCCACGCAATATTGCTGGAGTTCCAGCCCTGCCATGCGACTTTTGCATCTGCCACATCATCTACTCACTACGCGATTCTGATAATCGCATTGCTCGCATCGGCTGCGGGAAATGTGATCGTGAAATCGCCTGCTGTTGAAGTTTTATCCCCGCCAAAAGCGAGAACAACCACTGCCCTGTTTGCCGAACCCGCCGTGGTGCTTGAGTTGTAAATCAATGCACCGTTCGCGGTGATGGTCGCATCCGACCATGTACTGTCCGCAAAGTCTGTCAGGGCTGTCGTTCCAGAAGTTGAAGGATCAACATTCGTTAATGTATTACCTCCGGCGCTGTAGTTCGTGCCGGAAACTTCATTTGTGGTCGTATAGGCGGTCGTACTCGCACTCATCGTGCTGCTGCTTGTATAAAGCGCAATCTTGAATGTATTTCCGGTGCCTGTCGTTGTACTCGTACCTCCACCGCTTCCGTTATGAAAGTTGTGGATGCCTTGTAACAACTCAGACTTGAAACTCGTTGCCACTGCTTGTGAGTGGGCCATATCATAGCCTCCTTAAAATATCTGCCATGTCTTCATGGCCCTGTTGCGTAAAAAGATTAGCAAGCGTCGTCCTGTCGCTTTCTATCGCATCATTGCAAGCCTTGACAATTACATGAAAAAGCCTGTTCTTGAATGTCTCTGCCTGCTCCCTGACTTCAGGGTCAGCCGATTCTGCAACAAAAACAATTTTAGGAACTGCCCGTTCCGCAATTTCTTCCGGCGTAAAACCCCGATGCTCGGTTGTATAAACCTCACAAACCCCCGGTTTTACTGTTGCACTTAATTCAAGCATTAAATTCTCTGGTTCCTGACAGTTCCACTCCTGTAACTGTCCGTTGTGCTATATCCTTCGCCCAGTGATTTCAGGTTCACCAGGGCATCCTGGTATTGCTTCTCATAAGCTGCCAATAAGTCCGGCTCTCCTTTCATAAAGGTATAGCCCTCTACCAGACACCCGTAAAGCAAAACTGTTTCTGCATTGTCCCCAAGCCAACTGGTTCCGTCCCCGGAGGTTGTTATGGAGGTCGGCTTGTAAAAATAATGAAGCTCGACAGAATAATTGCTGTTGGG